CAGAAAAAGGTATACAGATGGAAACAGCCCCTTATCATGTCAACCTATACAGAAAGTCTGGTTACATGTTAGGTGCGTCGTCTGAAGTACCTGAACTTACATACGGCACAGGGGCCGCTATGTATAAGTACATACCAAATATTACAAAACTTATGCAACACATACTTGGTGGAGGTAAAACTGAGTTTGAACATTTTGTTAATTGGCTTGCCTATATTTATCAAAACAAACGTAAAACAATGACTGCGTGGATATTTACAGGAGTCCCGGGCACTGGTAAAGGTTTGTTCATACACAAAGTCCTGAAGCCTTTGTTTGGTGAACAACAAGTGCCAATGCGTTCTTTAGAAAATATAGAAGAACAATTTAACTTGTATATGCGTACAGCTCTGTTTCTTGTAGTAGATGAGTTTCGTATGGGTGATTCAGGTAATACAGGCAGAATGGCTGACAAGCTTAAACACCAAGTTACAGAACCTACTCTAACAATACGTGCAATGCGTACTAACCAAATAGAATTACCTAGCTTTTGTAACTTTATCTTTCTTACTAACCGAGCTGATGCAGTTAAAATAGAAGAAGGCGATAGACGTTACAACGTAGCACCCAGACAAGAAAGTAAGTTAGAAGAAGCACACCCTGACTTCATTAGCATGCTAGCAGATGTACAAGCAGAGTTATTTAATTTTGCAGGACTATTACAAAAGTTTCAGGTAGACGAACGTATGGCTCATACTGCACTAGAAAATGACGCTAAGAAAGAAATGAAACAGGTATCTATGTCGGTACTAGAAGAATTTGCAACTGCAATCAAACAAAGCAACTTAGAATATTTTGTAGAAATACTAGACATACCACTTACAAATACTTTTGATGCCGGCGGGATAAGTACAGCACAAAGATATATCAAAGACTGGATAGCAAAGTCAAGTACTGAAATTATTATACCTATGCAGCATATTAAACTAGTGTATGATGTACTCACAGATAATAGAAAAGCGTTAGCTATACGAGATTTTACAAAAGCAATGAGTCGACTAAATGTCACTACCACACGTAAACGTGTCGGCACTGGAAAAAACAGTTCAGCTCCTAGAGGAGTTGCAGTAACTTGGGTACTTGATGACCAAGTAAAACAAAACTTAATACAAGAACACTTTGACGATAAAGATACTACATTATTAGGAGATAAATCTGTAATGAACTAATAACTCCTAAAATATATGCCACAACTTACGTCTGATAGGCGTCCTGACACTCATAATGTCATTGAGACGTCAAAGTCTAAAGAGCTAGGCCTTATACCAGCTTGGTCCCATTCAACCCTTAAAACGTACGAAACGTGCCCGTATCGGATATATATCTCTAAAGTAAAGAGAATATCAGAAGACTACGGACCAGCTGCAAAACGTGGTAGTGAAATACACGAACAAGCAGAACATTACGTACAGGGGACTTTAAGTGATATGCCTGACACATTAAATAAATTTACAACACAATTTAAAGATCTAAAGTCTTTGTATGACGAAGGCAAAGTAGAATTAGAAGGTGAGTGGGGCTTTACCATAGAATGGGAAGCATGCCATTGGATGGCTAAAAATGTATGGGCTCGTATCAAGTTAGATGCAATCGTACATGAAGATGAGACCAGCGCACGTGTAATAGATTACAAAACTGGTAGACAGTTTGGTAATGAAATTGCACATGGACAACAGGCTTTAACATATGCAATGGGTTCGTTTTTGCGTTATCCAGATTTGCAACATGTGCAAACAGAGTTGTGGTATTTAGATCACGGTACTGTAACTGAGCAATCTTACACTAGAGATCAAGCTCTTTTATTTTTACCAAAACTCCATGAGCGAGCTATGGTAATGACATCAGCAGAATCTTTTCCACCGAATCCAAGCAAATCTAATTGCAAGTGGTGTTCGTATAAGAAAGGAGAAGACCCTGCTTGTCAATGGGGTGTCGAGTAGGTATAATGCCCTCGCACTAAATAATAAATAACAAATAACAAATACAGATATGATGGAGAAAACAATAAGTGCTTATGCACATCAGGAAGAAACGACTAACTTTCTAACTAACAACCCACGTTGTTTAGTTACTTCCGATCCCGGAACAGGAAAAACAAGGTCCGTATTAGACGCACACGTACAATGGGGAGGCCGAACTCTTGTTTTAGCACCGTTATCCATTCTGGAAGCAGCTTGGGTTGATGACATTAAGAAATTTCAACCTGATATTAAATACGGTGTTGCCTACGCTAAGAATAGACAAAAAGTATTTGAAGATACGTCGCTTGATATGGTTATCACTAACTTTGAAGCGGTCAATTTCTTAGTTAAAAATCAACAGTTATTAACAAACTTTAAAAACTTAGTAATTGATGAATTTACTGCTTTCAAAAATAAAGACGCTAAACGTTCCAAGAACATTAAAAAGCTATCAGAAATATTCGAGCGAAGGGTCGGTATGTCTGGAACTCCTAATACTAATAGCATTCTTGATCTTTGGCATCCAGTCCATCTAATAGATGACGGACAACATTTAGGTTCGCGATTTTATTCTTATCGTAACCAAGTTTGTACGCCACAGTTTAATGGCTTTGCCAACGTGTGGACAGACAAACCCGGAATCGAAGAAGTAATCGCTAACCAATTAAAAGACATTACAATTCGACATGCACTAGAAGATTGTATTGATTTACCTGACAACATAGTCCGAACTGTTTACACAACATTGTCCCCCCAGGTGGCTAAGATGTACAAAACACTTGCTGAAGAGTCAGTACTGTATACAAAACAAGGGACTATTAATGCAGTTAATGCAGGTGCTCGAGTCAAAAAACTATTACAACTTGTTAGTGGTGGTGTATATGATGAAAACGGTCTTACTCAGTATTTCCACCAAGATAGATACGAACTTGTTATGGACCTAGTTGATGTACGTAAACATTCTCTTGTAGCATTTAATTGGAAACACGAACGCGATGCACTTATAGAACTTGCAGAAAAACGTGGTTATACATACGAAGTGATCGACGGTTCTGTACCTGCACAAAGACGGCCTGAAATTGTACAACGCTTTCAAGCTGGGCAAATTAAAGTATTGTTTGCACATCCACAGTCAGCAGGTCATGGTCTTACACTTACCAAAGCTAACACAATTATCTGGTGCTCACCTACATACAATGCAGAGCACTTTCAACAATTCAACAGACGTATACATCGTTCTGGTCAAACTCAAAAGACTGAAACAATACTTATCTCAGCTAGAAATACATGGGAATCAGAAGTATACAAAAAACTAAACGGTAAACTAAATCGTATGGAAAGTTTACTTAACGTGCTTAGTGAATTACATAAGGTATAATATGGAAATGTCAGATTCAAAAAAGATTTTACAATTAGGTAAACTTCCACAAAAAGAATTACATGAGCTTACTAAAACAGATAACACTGTATTAGCTACAGCTTTAATTTATTCAATATCTGAACTTATTGTTTCTAGTTATCTAGACCAAGACATGGAGCCAGATATTAAAGAAATTGTAAAAGAAGCAGCAGAGTTTGCTGTTGAACTTACTAAAGGAGTCAATATCGTATATGATGACTTACGTATTGACTTAACAGAAAATCAAGTCATCCACTAGGAGTTATTATGGAAAATCAACAAGTCACTCTTGATGATAAAATGAATATGCTTGCAAACACACGTGCAAAGCTTAAAGTCCTTCTCGACCAAGAAAAGGAACTAAAGAATGTACAAAATGCTTTGGAAGCAGAAATCGCTGCCGATATGGAAAGACAAGGTCTTACTCAGACCGGTAACGATGTATGTACTATTTCTCTTAAAACAGAAACAGTACCAACTGTAGAAGACTGGGACGCTCTGCACCAACATATAACTGACACAGGTCGGTTTGAGTTGTTACAGAAACGCATGTCAGCTACAGCATATAGGGAACTTATTGCTATGGAACCTTCGGTTCCCGGCGTACGTTCCACGGAGCTTACTAAAGTTAACTACCGTAGTAAGTAAATTTAAACACGAAAAACGAAAGGTGAACAATGAGCGAAAATGCTATATCACTAGTTTCTAACAACGTGCCAGCGCACGTCAAAGAAGCGTCAGGGCTTGGTAATGAAAATGTCACTGCCGAGCATTTACAAACCCCAAGAGTAAAGTTACTCCAACAAATGAACAGCGAAGTGGATCCTAACCATGACGCGTACATTGACGGTGCTAAGCCGGGAGACTTTATAAATAGTGTTACTAACGAAAACTATGGCACGGAGCTATACGTTATTAACGTACATTTTAAAGAAGACTTTGTTCTTTGGAGAAAACGTGAGAGCGGTGGTGGGTTGATTGGTACTTATACAAGTCAATCAGCAGCCCTCGACCATCTTGCAAAAGAAGGATTGAAAGCTGAAGATCATGAGATCATTCAAACTCAATCACATCTATTACTTCGTAAAGATCCAGAGACAGGTGAGTTACTTAAAACTCCTTTTCTTATGGATTTTGCTTCATCTAAACTAAGAGTTTCACGAGAGTGGAACACTCAGATTGGACAGCTAGGAGGCGATAGATTTAGTGCTTTGTGGAAACTAAGTTCTCTACAAACACAAAACAGAGCTGCACAAAAGTTCTATAACTTAAATGCAGAAAATCAAGGTTGGATAACTGAAGAAGACTATGAGTATGCTAAAGAAGTATACTCAAAGCTTAACTTAAGTCCAACCGACTCCTAAAAGTGATGTACATACGGCGACAAGATGCGTCGTCGTATGTGCTACAATACATTACATACGGCCGATATCCGATGTAATGTATGCAAGAACGCCATTTCATAAACAAAATCCACAAAAAACTCCCTTCCACTATCTACAAATGGAAAATAAATGATGCATATCATGGCGGTGTGCCAGACTGTTTCTACTCAGGCAATGGCGGCCTTTGTTTTGTAGAATATAAATACAAAAAAGAATTACCTAAAAGAGATGGAACTTCTATTAGTTTTAATTTAACGCCTCAACAATGTGAGTGGCTTAAAAATCGTAAAAACGAAGGTGTGCCAACATTTGCAGTCCTTGGTGTAAGTAATTTACTTGTATGTACACAAGATTTTGACAATGTAAACAATATTACTAAATCGCAGTTCATGAAAGAAGCTATGAATATCTCAGAATTTATAGCCAAATTAGAGAATTTATGTGTAAAATAACACTCATGAGTGGTAAAAACCTCTCTAGTTTAACAGGAGAGTGTAATAGCTTAGCTGACTCACCTTGTATTGGGTGGTGTACAGTGCGCCAGTTTGGGGATAAAAGGTGTAAAGGTTGTGGACGATATGACTTTGAAGCCGATTCAACCTTCTGGTTTAATGCCGATGAATTAGTAAGAAAACTTATTAATTTACGTAATGCTGCTGCGGGTTATCAAATAAAACAACTTCGCGGTAACGCCCGTCCTGTGCCTAAAGCTGTTGCAAATCGACCAGCAAAAGAAGACCCCTCAACACAATACTAATATGGGCAGAAATTACAAACAAGAATACGAAAGATATCATAAATCTAAAGAACAAAAAGAAAGACGTGCCGCACGTAATTACGTACGTAGAAAAGCCTTAAGAGAAGGAAGAGTTACAAAAGGAAGCGGTTTTGATATACACCATAAAGATGGCAATCCAAAAAACAGCCACCCGTCAAACCTAATAGTTCAACATTCTAGTCAGAATAGGTCTTTTGCTAGGGATAAGAACGGAAGAAAAGCTTAGTAGCCTTTCATTCTCATACGTTTAGGCTTACTATTTAATTTCTTTTTCTTTTTCTTTTTACCTTTAGTAACGTTTTTTCTTTTACCATATGCGCCATATCCAGCCATATTAATACTCCGCTTTAGTGTTTTTAAATTTACGATGTGATTTGGTGTCAACAAATATAGATTGTTTTTCACCAGGTACAGAACCGTCGTGATTCGGAACTGTAGAATACTTCTTAGTGCACAAGTCTTTGTATGTGTGCGGTTCTTTATGATTTAAAGGTTTATTTATCATATCTCTATTTTACACAAACACACGATCTAGATCCATGTGTTTGTAATACATTAACATTTCCAACGTCTACGTGCTTGTCTTAACCTAGAGTTAGGATTCTTCGCAGCTTTTGGAAACTTCTTCATTTGTCCTGCAGAACGTGCACAAAATGATTTACGTCTTTTTGCAGCCTTACTACCTTTCTTTACTTTACCAGTAACAGCAGTTTTTAACTTAGAGCCAGGATTCATACGTCTGTAGGCTTTTACACCTGCACGAGTCATACCTGCACCAGACTTCGTAGAACGAAAGTTCTTCTTGTTTCTAGCAGGCATTTTACTTCTTTTTCTTTGTGCCACGTCTTTTCCTTTTTACTATAGTTTTTACATTTGTGGGTTTACCACCCGGGTTACCTGCTCTACGTTTACGTGCTACCGCACTACGTCTTTGAGCAGCTGTCATACTACGGGCCTTAGACCGTGGTACGCATTTCGGGTATGCACGTTTGCTTTTCTTAGCCGATTTACGACCGCAAGCTTGATACCTACCCTTTTTCTTAGGTGCACCAATGTCCACCCAATCACCTTTTTTACCTTTACCAAACCAAGCTGTCAAGCCTCCTTTGGGTTTCGTGTTAGCCATTACCTGTAACCGCCACCACGTTTCTTGTACGTACGAACTAACCAACCGTTAGCATACGCAGAAGGGTAAACTTTAAATTTACGTTTAGCTTCAGCCTTAACTCTAGCATATAAAGCTGGGTTAGTTGGCGTAGCTCCCTTTTTCTTTTTAGTTGTTTTTCTTTTCTTTGCTGGCATTATGCACCTACCTGTTTTTGCGCTTTTTTGTGCGCTTGTCTAAATGTATCACCCATAAGCATTCTACGTTTCATATATTTCATATGTTTTGCCGTATGGTGCTTAGAATGACGCTTCATAGCTCCTTCTTGACGTTTAGTCAGCTTTTGTTTTTTGACTCTCATAGAAGTCTTTTTTCTAGTTCTGGGCATTATTAAATTACGCCTCTACCTTTTAAAATATCAGCTTTAGTAACTTTACCGTCACCAGTTAAGTCTGGAAAGTCATTTGCGCTATTACCGCTACCTCTAGGTTCAAGTCTTTTCTCTTGGGTTTTCATGTCCCCAATCTTACCTTCACCTTTATCTGTCATTTTTCTAGTTGCACTCATATTATACCTCTCTAATATTTTAGCAATTTAATCGTCTTCCTTCAAAAAAGACCTTAGTTTCTGTGCCTTCTCCTCAGCTGTATCAGCATGTAGCTCAGAGTCTACAATCTTCTCTAGCTTCAATGTATCAATCTTTTGGTTTGATATGTACCGCCACGTGTAACCGTCATCGTTGTACACACCAAATACTGTCTGGGCGAACCCTACTTTTATAATAAGTGCGGTATCACCATCTAAAATTACTTTATCACCTTCTTTAAATGACGATGTCAAACGGAAAGTAGCGCCTTTTACAAAGCCTACCGCCCAATCTTTTACAGCTAAACCAACCAATAGGGTTAGTACAAACCCTAAAAATTCAACATAAAAGTCATTTAACGTAAGTTCAAACATAGTCATATCATACATATTCTAATGTAGTATTCTCCATAAGAAATTCAAATAATACTCTAAAATCCTCTTTTTTAAGAAACGGCACGTTGTTTCTCATGTGCAGTTTTCGATACTCAGTATACGCTATTTCTAATTGTTCTTCTGTGTATAAAATCATTCTGGTTCCTCTGGCCACTCTACTTTAGAAGCTTCATCAGTATCTGTGTAATTACTAGGTAAATCTCTTAGAGCTTGTCGGTAAGTAGCCCATTCTGCTTTTTTTGCATCAGATAAGGGGCTGTCATTAGCTTGAGTCCAATCACAATTACTTAGTAAAATCCTCCTTCTAATCCTAATTGCAAGTAAAGCGTACTCAATTGGTTCTGGTATAGGTTCCCAATCAGTGCCGTTCCATTTATGTTGTAAGGAGGGTGCAGCCTCTTCTTTATATGCATGAGTTTCTGCGGGAATATTCTCTAGTATTGCAGCTTTGTCTGTTTCAGTTACCCATTCTTTAATCCCTGTAATAAAACCGGTTGCTTTTTCATATATTGTAACTAGGCCTCCCATATCTAAATGTGTTGTTTAAATACAGATATTAAAGTTGTGTCAAATTGGTGTTGACCTTGAGAATTTGGGCCAGCAAGACTTACTCCCCCCCAAACATTAAGGTGATAAGTTCCTGTGCTTAAATAAAAACTGTTAAAAGACATTCTCATTTGTGCTCCCGAAGAACCCATATTATGAAAATCTACCCAAGACGATCCTTTATTAAACTGAGTTGAAGTAGTTGTTCCTGTGGCTCCAGAACCATTTGTTTCACTTGCAACATAAGTAGATTGAGTTGTACCTGTAGTACCGAAAGATGCAGTTATAAATAGCCTTTCATCTCCAGTGTATGCACCAAAAAAAGTAGTTTGTACTTGACCAGCATAAACTCCTTGAGTTTGGCTAATAACGGTAAAGGATACACTGCCAAGTCTTTTTAGATGAATATTATAATAACTACCGTTATATAGTTTGTTGTAAGCAAAATAAGGCGTGCTTGCTCCAAAAGTATTACCAAATCTCATGTTGTCTTCCACTACACATCTGTATCCATAACAGACATGACTACCTCCTACATTATTAAGAATAGTGCCATCTCTATCTATATCTGAAATTATAGCTGTACTTTGGCTCTCTACTTTTATTGTAGAAAAAGAATGGGCAGTTCCTTTTTGTACCCCATTTACTGTGTTCGCTGTTATTCTATCTGCGTTCAGTGTATTTGTATTTATCTTACTCCCATCTAAATTAAGGATTTTTGCATTAGTTATAGCAGCATCATCTATTTCAGCCGTACCTATCGCTGCATCGGCAATAACACCAGAAGCTGCAGTTATGGCATCAGCAACAAAAAAGTCAGTAACATTTGAACTAGAAACCTTAGAAGTGGTTACATTTATACCATTGGTAAACTGCCCTTCTATATTAGAAGTAGATACATGTCTGACCCAATAATAAAAATCTGAGTTTAAATCTACAGTATCTGCGTATACTGAAGTTCGAGTAGTATCAATACGAGTAGCACTACCTATGTCATTACTCGTATGACGCCACACTTCAGTAAAAGCAAAGTTACCAAACTGTATTTGATCCCAAGAAAGAATAATTTTTTGAAATGCACCTGTACCGGAAAACCCAGTAACATCTGGTGGTATCGTAACATCAACTCTTTCTGTAGGTACAAAAGTATTCTCTGGTGTGCCAGCATCTGGGTTAAAAGGATTTTCTAAAAAGTTTTCAGCTAACCCAGTATCGATAAGTTCTCGTACTGTTACTGCTCTATCTTTTGGGTCGCCAAGCGTACCTAAACGTACTTTTAAAGCTTCATCAACAGCGCTTAAATAGGTTTTTAATTTTGGGTCAACATCAGAGGGTATAGGTGGTATTGAAGGTAGTTTGGTTTCGTTAGTAGCCATTAGATAGCCCTCAGTTCATCTATAGACTCTCCAATACAGACTTCATTTATAGTATGCGCACCTGATACTTCTACTTCATATACTTTATGTACACCAGTAGGTAGTCTTAAAATTGGTTCCATAATTGTTGTTGCACTAAAAGAGGTAGGTGCAGAACCTGTTGCACTAAACACGGACCCAGAGGCTGTAATTGTAGCGTCAAATATTTCTGTACCATCCCCAAATACTTTTACTGTAATACCAGAACCAGAATATGCTTCGGCTTCTACTTTTACAAAGTTCATACTAGTAGGTTTAGGTAAAACAAACTGTGCGGTTTTAAATGTTTGTGTAGTATTTGTAGCACTACCCTGAAAAAGTTCTACTTGAGCATTACCACCACCAGAATCATAATCAATAAGGTACAGTTCATTATCATCAGGGTCAGTAAAACCACCTTGTGCATGACCTGTAGCTATTGAACTAAGTGTTGTAAAAGCATTCTTACCACCACGTGGGTCAAACATAAAAGCGCCATAAGCAGAGCCTGTATAATATTGCCCTACATATTTACCTTGCCACAGAAAACCCTTAATTGTGGAGGGATAGAACTGTGCTTGCCATTGTTTAGGTGTAATTAAACCTTCAGTAAGTACACTTATTTCACTACCAGAAACTCCTATTAAACCATCCGGTGAGGCATAAATAGCCAAACCCCCCATATTAACAAGTGACTCTTTATTTAAACATGCCTGTGCTGCTTCCATACGCACCACACTCATAGATTGTGAGTCTGTACCCGCGGCTATATAAGGTGTACCTTTAGTAGCAATAAACAAAGCTTGACCCGCCATAGCTAGGCCAACAATCTCTTCTTCAAGTGTTATGCGATACGCTACTGGCCAAGCATGTGGTAAAAAAGGTTCTGAAAAACAAATTCTTTTACCACTAAACCCGGCAAAAATACCGTTAGCCATAGCAGTCAAACCTAACATCTGTCCGTTAGGGTAAGTACTAGTGTCATCGTCTGGTGGTGCAATCCAATAAGTAGAAGGTATTATCTCAGCCAAAGCATCATTATTTAGATTATCTGTCGTACTTGCGGTAGCTAAAGATACTTCTTTTACAAATTGAAAATTCGTAGTATTAGAACCAGTATTAGAACGGTAGATACGTTTATTGGTTAAGTTAGTATTACTTTTAGAAGTAGAAGTATCCATACCAGAAATAGTTACAGTTTGCCCATCTACTTTTGTTAATACCGTGGATGCGGGCGAGGGTGGGCCCTCTTCACCAAATGCAGATACAAAAGTATATACATAAGATGTGCTGTATTGCGTTTGCGTACCATCATCACTACCAGAAGTTATACTTGTACTTGCAGCACTAGTTGGTGCAGGTATGCCTAGTCTGAAAAAACTTCTTGGGTAAGCACCGGAACCAGAAGCAAGTAGTTGTGTAGAACTACCCATTTGTGGAAACCCAGCTCCAGTCCAATACAAACGGTCAAAAGCATCATCTGCTACAGGGCCCGGTTGTACATCTACAGCGTTAGTAAATTCTAAATTATAAGTTTGACCACCAAAATCATACCTATACAAACCAGCTCTGGCTTGTGCATTTAATGTGGCTATTGTGCTATTACTAGTAATTGGTGTTAATACACCACGATCTAAGTCTGTGTTGTTTGCAGTCTGACCTAAACCTTCACCTAATAATCTAGGTGAAACTTGGGGTGCAATACCGTTAAAACTTTTCAGCTTAAAGTAAGCCATATATTAGTCATCTCCTCTGGCTACTTTCTTTTGCTTTTCAAAAGTCCTGAGCCCTGCCATGCCGAGCATCGCCATAAGTATGGTAGACAATTGAGTAAAATCAAACTCTGGCATATCTACTTTTACACCAGATAGTGCAGCAATCCACTCACCTACAGGCAGTACAATAAAGTGCACCATCATTGCAACTGAGCAGCCCCAACCTACAGATGGGCGCCAACCGGCAACAAACCAGTTTTTGCTAGCTGCTTCGATTTTATTTACTTCAATCTGTGAAAGATTAGCTGTTTGTAGTTGTGTCTTGAGTTCATGCTCAAGTTTCATTTTTAGGTTTTTGTCAGCAACGAACTTGTTTAGAACACTGCCAGCAATACCTACTACTGAGTTTGTTATTGGATCCGCCATAAATACCTCCTATGTGCGTAAAAAATATACTAATAATCCTATTCCTGCGGCTACGACAATCCACATAAATCTCTCTATGAATCGTCCTGTATTAGAATTGACATCGGATTGTGACTCTACGTCATCTAGACGTTGTTCTATCTTATCCATTCTAATAAAGAACCTATCGTTTTGCCTTAATACGGTAGCTACTCGTTCTTCAATACGAGCAATAGACACGACTGCATCTGCTAGTCGGTCGAGTTTTTCTTCTATTTTCTCTAGTCTTTGCTCTTGTGTGTCACTCATAACTCCAAACCCAAGGTCTTGGTCTGGTGCTAGTAGCTTCTAAAGTGTCTAAATGTATAAATCTAGAGTCGCCATGTTGCTTCACACCAAGCCCGGTTATACCGTGTTTTAACGCTACTTCTATACACTTTAAGGCGTCCGCGCCCCGAATGAGTATGTCTACAGCCTTGCCACTTGCGTGGGCTCCCGGTTGTGATTTTTTTGCTTCTATAGGATGCGTTGGATCTCTATAGGCACTTGTTATTATAAACGGAATTCCTACTTCTTCACGTATTTTTTCAAGGGTCTCCATAAACTCTGGGTCCATTTTACATATCCCAGTATGCTTACACTTGAGTTCGTCTTCGTTAAAATATTTCCACATATTACTTATCTCCAAGCACTTCCTTCACACCATGATACCAAAGAATGTCTAACACCTTTAGTAACCGGAGCTACTCTGTGCGTTACAAAAGATGGGAATATTATAACAGTTCCTTTACCTCTAAGTTTTTCTCTTGGTATACAACTTAAGTTACCATCACAAAATTCAAGGTCGCCCCCTTCATAATCATTTGGATCAGAGAGTTGTATACTTATGCTAAGTTTTCTTTGTGAGGCATTTGAGTCGGCGTGCAAATGGGTATCTGTGTGCCAAGAATTGTAATGTTCATCTACTTGGTATTCAGTGTGTTGTATGTCAAATATACCCCCAGATATATCAACATCAAATATCATTCTATTTACTGGAATAAGAAAATTTTTTAAAAGATCAAAACTTTCAACCCAAAGCTCCTGATGCTCTGGTTTAACCCATCTAACTGTAGAGCTTCTCCTATCTTTAATTGTTTTCATATCCTCCGAGGTTCCAATTTGGGCCTCTTCTGGTTTTACTTTATTTAAAATTGTAGTATTAAACTTATCACACACCTCGCTGGGCACGGTGTTTTCTATAATGTACATATTACTCTTCAATGTACCCTCCTAATCCAATTTGTTTTTTAAACTCTAAATCTTTTTCTGATGTTACAACTGGGGGTAATCCCAAACCTTCTCTTCTGTCATATTTAAAATATTCATTTTTTGTAGGTGTATAGTGTAAAAATAGTTGTAAACACTCCTTACCCTCTAAAGGTTCTCTCCAATGTTGACAATTATGCCCTTGATAAATTACGCAATCTCCGGGTCTTAAATTTATGTTTTTGTTGTTACCAGATAAATCTTTCATACCCAACTCCCACTGGTTACCACCAATATGGATTGTCCCTGATACTACTAACTCACCCCTATCTATATGGTTTAATAATTTATCTCCCTCTACATAAAACCTTAAAAAACTTGTAGTATTGTAAAGTTCTTCTCCAGATATTTTTTCAAAAATACTTTTATATTTGTTTAAAAGGGTATCGGTAAAAGCATCCCCAGATAAACTAAAAGTTTCTTTTTTAAAATCTAGTTCTCCAAGTAACCCAAAATACAATTTAGAAAATATTGGTTTAGTAAAAGAGTTTGGATATTCTCCAACACAGTATTTGTTAATCCATTTACTGGCGTTTCTTTTAAGTTTTGTGTATTCAAATAATAATGAAACTTCTTCTTCGCTCAACAAGTTTTCATAAACGACGTAACCGTTTTTTAAAAAGTTATTTTTTAAATATAAGAATTTTTCTTTTTGTTGAGCACGGTTAAATTTTTCATCTACAAGATTTAATTCCTTAATCATCCTCCTCCATTAGGTTCCTAATGTAACCTTTAACTTGTTTTACCTCTAAAGTAGTATCATCATATACAACTCCGTAACACCAGATTTGTTCATCAGTATTTAATTTATCTTCTGGTATAGGAAAAGCGTGCCCATTTTTCTCACACCAAGGTTTTACCACCTCATGCGTACCAAAAACAAATACATCTCTTTCCGAAGTCTTTTCGCCCCCTTCTCTGTAAATATCTGCAAAACAATAATAATACGGACTTATTTCCATAGGTAAATCTTTTGGTCTAGGTATTTCATGAGTCTGTTCATGTCCGTAATAAACAACCTTTAACAATCTCTCTTTACTATCTAAGTCATATTTCAAACCAAACCAAGGACACCATTGGTGTTGGTTTTTGTCTAGACCATAGGCTTCCAACAACTCAGGATATTCTTCTAGTGTTTGTCTTATGTGATACATACTAATAGAGTTCGTAGTTTTATAAGGGGGTCTTAATGGTGCACCCTCCGGAGCATAGTAAGTACCAATAACGTTTAACCTATCTGAAGCCCAAATTATTTTTTCATCTGGGAATGCTGCTTGTACTTTTTCTAAAAGATCGGGGCCTTCTCCTGCTGATATGTTGAAGTCTTTTCTAACTATTTTACCGTTTACATACACATCATCATAAACGTTAGTTTTGTACAGATAAGAATCATTCTGCATAACTAACCTTTCAAAAGCCGTTAGTTCTTTCCACCAAGCTTCTAAAGTATCGCAGGTGGTGGTATCTAAATTTCCTTTTTCGTCTATAAGTAATGCGGAGTCTTCTTTACACCATTCAATTTCATAATCTTCACCATTACTTAATTTGCCTTCAAACCTAATTAATTTACAAGGGGTACCGTCATGATTAACGTCTGGTTTTATTGTTGCCATTATCTTGCGTAAAAATTAAAGGTACTACCAACGTTTGGAAAAGGGGCATAATTTGGGTGGTTATTTCCCGGCCAAGTCCACTGTCCAGCAGTTCCAAAAGCAGTATAGGTACCAGAAGTTCTGTAATAATAAGTTGAGGTTATTTGCATGTAACTCCAACCACTATTACTAGCTGTACCAGACTGTAAAGTCATTTGACCACCACTATATACTCCCGAGCCCCCGGGACTACTACTAGCTAGATAAACTGTAATAGTACTGTCATGTCCAGCAGTAGCAGTAAAAGCTGATTCATAAACTGTATCACTACCGGCAAAACTACCTAACTGTCCAAACAGTACCACAGTACCAACTCCCCTAGCTTGACTTACAGACCCCGGACTTACTGGACTTGAAGGGAAAGTATAACTACCACCTCCAGCCGTGCCCACAAGGTTATGATACCCTCGAGTTTTTGAACGCATTTGTAAGAAAGTTTTTGTTGTGCCCGGACTGTAGTAATACCCTAACTGTCTTATATCTCGGTCATCAAAACTACACGTAGTCCCAGAAGTTCCTCCAGCTTCAACATGCATTTGGTTTAAGCTTATTGTACCGCTAGGAGTTGTCATTTATCCTCTAATTCTTTTACTTTAGCTGTAAGAGTCTCTATCTGTTTTTGTTGTTCTTTAATAGCTTCGACTAATAAACCTACTGTGTTGCCATAACGAATAGCTAAATGTTCCTCTGCTTCTATATCATTAATTTCATCAGGTATTGTTTCTGAAGTATAAACTGCTTCAGGTAATACTTTTTCTAAATCTTGTGCAATTAAACCTGTGAGTCTGTTGCCATCAGATTTTAAAGTATAAGTAATACCTTTAAGTTGTTTTACTTTATCTAGAGCGTTATCAATGACTTCTATGTTTTCTTTTAGTTTTATATCAGAAGGAGAGCCATAAGCTGTGACATTATTTAAAAATATTGCGTTTCCACTAGAATCAATACTTGCATTATTTGCACCACCTGCATCTCTAAAGAAAAAATAATCACTTTGTAAATATAAGTTTCCTGCGTGTGCTTGAATTTTATATGATTTTTCTCCTGACCAAGTTCCAGCATTTAATACAATATCCCTATTCGCTGGAACACTAACTCCGCCGTAGGTAGCTCCATCAAGAGTAATATCCCCCGAACTATTAAACTCAACTTCATTGTTCCAAGCAGATCCATCCCAATGGTGAAAAGCTAAAGTAGTAGAAGCTGTACCCGGTGGGTTGCTACCCCCTGATGAGCCGACTGCCCAAAAAGTGCTACTGGTTCCAGCCACTTGGAAATATTTTCCTGCTGTCTCCAAAAGAACATTACCATTAAACTTACCAGTTCCGTCTACATGTAATTTTTCAGTTGGGTTTATCCCTCCTATACCTAACCCCGTGCTATCTATTCTAGCTATCTCAGTACCAGCAGCTTTGAGTTTAATTTTATCTTCGTCAGCAGCTTCTTCTACGAGAACTTGAGTATCACCATCCAAATCAGTAAGACTGCTTGTACCCATTTCAAGTACCTTTGCAGTAAGTCTGAGTTCTATTTTTGCACCACTACCGAAGGTAGCAGCCGAAGTATTGTCTTGAGCCCTTACAACAGTAAGATCGTTACTAGAGATACCAGTAACTTTAACTACTTCTATATTTGAGCCATCATCAATAGTTGCGAAAAAGACATCATTAGCGGTAGGTGTGGGAAAAACAGCTGCAGATGTTACGGGGACTGTCGTAACGGAGTTGTTTATCCCACTCGATAAAGTAGTTTCGGCATTGTTTTTAAAAAGCAATCCCACAGTAAAACCTCCTTAGTTTTAACTAACTGTCACTGTCCAAGTGACTGTCATACTGTCTGATGCACCTTTGTTTACAACGGAAAAGACTGTTCTACATAATAAAGTACCACTTGAGCTAGCGTTTAAAATACCAGCTTCGGTTACAGCACCAGTACCAGTTCCTGCTGGAAAACTAGCTACGTAAGTAACTACAGCACTAGAAACGGTTGTACTTGTAAGAGCAACCCTACCTAGTTCGTTACCTAGAGCAGTGTCATTAGCAGCAGCGGCAGTGCTTCCAGATCCAATAGCCATGTGTGACATAGCAGTTGCACTAGTGTCTTTCATACGAGAAGCAACGTAACCTTTACCAGCAGTAACAACTAAGTTGTCAACTTCTTGTACAAGTTCGTCATTTACATGTATTTGTAGACGTCCTTTCATTTTTAATGCGTCATTTATATTTGACATAAAAACCTCTCTTAAGAGTTAATTGAATACGTATTAAGGGCAGACTTGTTAAGCAGAGCTCCTGAAGTACCACCTACGAATAATTGTACATTAATTGATTCAGATACTGAAACACTATTTGCTACAGTTGCAGGAGCAAAGCCAATACTTGGAGAATCAGTTACATTAGCAGTCTCAACAAACTGGTTCTCACCATTTATATTTATGTTCTCAGTAACAGTTGCGGTATCAGTTAAAGGTTTACTAACTGCAAATGGCCCTAAACTTTCTGCTACAGAAACCACATTATTTTTATTTATACCCGATTCTGTAGCTAAATCGTCACTAGGGCTTGCAGTATCATCTAAAGCATAAGCATCTGTAAAAGTACGTAGAAAAGTAGATACTTTAGCTAAAGACTCAGACATTTCTACACGCATAGGGGCTATAAGGTTTACTTTATTACCCATACCGCTGTGGTTTGCACAGTAGTAATGTAAAGCTGAAACCCCAGCAAATGGCGCAAACTGTATCTCGGTGTAAGCACCGGCTTGTCCCGGAGTACCGTTGTACGTTACATCGGGATCCGCGCTCTGTTCACTACCACTGTTGTGCGTACCATCTGAAGTCTCAGAAAACTTTAGAGGGTGAGTTGCATTAGATGAGTGTGATTGATCAAACCTATAGGTTGCCCCTGTAAAAAACGTTGCAGCTTCAAAATCTATCGTAGGGTTTTCAGCACCATTTATGTAGAACCTGTTACCACTGCCACTAGTAGCAGCAGCTACAGTCACTGTGTAAGTTACTGTTGTACCCGGACTCGGTGGGCTACCTAATGTTTTATTTGGTACTACATCAGAACTTTCAGAAATGGACGATGTGTCAGAAGCCGCTTTACCAAACGAACTAGCATACGATTCTGCGACGTTCGCCGAATCTGACGGATTTTTACCGAAGTTAAGAACAGAACTTTCTGCTACACTAAGTGTATCCGAAAACGCACGTTCAAAAATTAACAAGGTTACAATACTTTCGGTTACACTGAAGGTATCCGAAGCGGGCCTGCTTGTACTCAAAGCAGCCAATTCTGTTAATTGAAAAACATCTATTGAATCAGAAGCATCTTTTGCTATCGAATTAGCTAAAGACTCAGTAATATTTACACTAAGGGCTTTATCAGCCTGATATAAGGGTGTAAAGAATAAGTTTTTAGAGTCTGCATCAAGAACGATATCTACTGACTTTAAATCAAGAAAATTTATACCATACTCTAAATTAATAAAGTTTGTTAAAGATTTTATATTTTGAAATACGGTAACTGGCTCTAACGAGTCAGTGTCTACTATTGCGCGTAGATTATTACTTGATACTATTGCTCGAAGTGCCATTAATCAAAGTCATCTCGCACTTGGAACTTAATTAAATCTTGTACAGTTTGGATTCCACCACCGCTTGTAGTGTGCTCTATTTCACCTTCGAATGTGCCTGAAGTTGTCCAAGTACCACTTGGAAAAGCCACAGTAACCTGTCCGTTTGCAGCACCTGTAACCGTAGCGGTAATTGTACTTAACACAGTAGTAGATCCTACTTCACGTATTCTAAAACGTACGGTGCTACCAGATAAATTTACTGCTGCCCATGTTGTACTATCATCAGCGTCCAACGTTTTACCGGCAGCTGCGGTATTACTGTCTTTTAAAGTAAAGTTCAACTCAGGTAGAGTATCACCTACTACTAATTTTATTGTTGATGAATAAGCCATAATTTACCTCATTATATATTATTAAAATGCGCCCGCGAAGGGTTGGTAATCTTTAAATTGAGCGTCACCTTTTATTAAATCTTCTAATCTCTGTGCACTTGGGCCTAGTAGACTTGTGTAGAACTCATCTCCAAACCTCCCCGCTTCAAACATAGGGAACAACATAGTCCATGCTCCAAATGCTCCAGAACGGTCAGCAGCCTCTAGTAAATACTCACCATAACCCATTTCATTTGTTCTAAATTTACTAAAATCAAAAACACCCGCCTCAGTGTTTGAATTAAAATCTACTGTTCCTGAAAGAGGAGAAAGTAAAAATTTTAATAGCTCACGTAGTTCCATACCTACCATTGCTAATGGTAATAGTGCAGTAAGGGCTAAAACTGCAGGTAACGCAGCAGCAGGTATCCTACCTTCCCGACCATAGGTACTTTGAACATTTCTAATTACACCACCTATAATATTCTTACCATACGCGTAGAAGAATGATTTAAGTTGAAATATCAAAGCTGTGTATGGGTTAGAAGCCCAACCTGGTCTTTCTGCAGCATTCGGACGTACAACCGATTCTTCGGTAAATCTAGCTATCGCATCTTGTACTTCTCTATGTTGGGGGTCGCTAAAATCCCAATCAGAGTCTTGCGCTGCTTTTATTTGTTCCGGTGTAACTTGTAGCTCAGCTAAATAAGCTTTTGATTTGGCAGAGTTGTCATTAGCATGCTTAATAAGAAACTGTCGGCCCATACCAGCAGCAAAAATTCTTGTAAATCTTGTGTACCATTCTAGTCCAGTAAATTTAAAAAACTGTTGGGTATAGTATTTTGTTCCTTCTGTCATATAACCCAACTCTCCGGCATTAATGTACATTTGTGAAATAGAATCAAAGCCAATTACACCTACATCACGCGCAAACTGTTCTAACTCTTTTCTATTTGCCCAAGTATCTTTTACTGAGTTTATAAAAGTACTACTAAAAATACTCATTTCTTTAGATCGTAATGCTGGGCCAGCTAAATCTGGTAAAGAAGCAACAGTGGCAAAAGTTAAGTATGTCATGACATTTAAAGCCAATAGATAACTTTGTACAGTCCTTAACCAACCAGGCATATTCATACCTGCCCTTCCTAACATAGCTTGGACTGCTTTTCTTGCGCGTCCTCTATCTCTATCGTTGTCTATTCGATTAATTAAAATTTCTGCTGCTCTAGGACCAAAATAAATTACACCCTCTTGTTTTTTATCTAATTGGTTTAAATTATTTGCAATATCTTTTTTAGTTATTTTTACACGAACTTTTTTCTTAAATTCTATTTTTTTAACATTCTCAGAAATATATTTTCGGACTGCGTGGTGCGCAGGAATAATTAAATCACCAATACCTTCTATGTTACGTAAGTCAGCGTTATTAGTTATGTTTATAAAAAGAGGTCGTCTATCTTTTTGCATACCAATAGATAAGTCTGCAGCTCCTTCTGCTTCTATAGCATCAAGACTTTCATCATACAAAACCATTTTATCTACTGCATTTCTTAATTCTTCTGTAGTAGATTTAGGGTTGTATTTTTTTAAAACTTTTACTAAAGCTTCTCTTGCTTCGGGTTCTGCAGCTAACTTAGCTATGTCAAACTGCCTAGTAAAGAAAGTTATATTTTTTTGAACTTTAGGTTTTTTAGGATTTATTTCATTAGGTAAAAGATAATCATCATAAAACTTCTCAAAGTACTTAAGAACATCTAAGGCTTTACCTCCATCTACTTGCACAGAGTTACCATCTTTATCTATTACTACAAGGTTATTCGCTGCATTAGGTCTTTCTGCTAATGGCAGAGCAGCTAGTTGTTCAGCTCCCTCTAAAATATTATCAATATTAGCTAAATCTTCTTGTGTGGGGTCTTTTACTATATTAAATATTTTATAAAAATCATTAATATATCTGTACTGCACTACAGGGTGGTAGTTAAAGAAACCGGTCGCTTCTACAGTTTGAGATCTAGAGTAAAGAGCTTTACCGAGTTCTGGAGATACTAAACGTAAAAAGTTATCTGCTGGAGCTAAGATGTACACTAAGAATTTGTAAATATCATTAGCTGCTTCACTTTTTAAAATCTTTTTAATTAAAGCTTCAAAACGAGTAGCATTCTTTTTACCTACTGCTTTTTGTACAACATCAGCACTACCTTGGACCCAATTATCTATGTCTTTAGACTCGGTAACCGATATACCTACATTCTCCCTATTGAGACCTCGTTTAACTGCTTCTATTACCCCAAAAGCATACTCATTAAATATTGGGTTTGTATCAAACCTACCTATTTGAAACTCGCTTAAGGTATTAAATAAAACGCGCACTTTCCTTGCTAAGGCGGTAAAGTAAGAACGTACAGTTTTTTTATTTCTATTTTCTAAACCTACAAACTCCCTTCGTAATTCCATAAGAGTTTTAGGTAATTGTTCTTTCCAAATAGTATTATCTTGGGTATGTGTTATTTTTCTATTACCTGTATCTAATAAAGCTTTTCTATGGTCGGCGTTTTGTTCTAAAGAAGCCCTAATTAAGTCTTTCATTAACTTAAGGTTAGTAGCTCTATTTTCTTTTAAGAAACCTTTAATTTTTACATTACCAGTTCCCCAACGTGGGTTGTTGTAAATTTTTTCATCAAACTTGCCTGACTTAAGAGTCTGATAAGCATGCTCAACACTTTGAAACTGAACACCAGTATTTTCATTAGTAGGTTTAGAAAACCTCGAAAATGTTTTTCTATCATACTTTTCTCCACCCTCTACTACTCCAGTAACTCTAAATCTAAATGGACGTGCCTTAAGATTACTTAAGTCAGTATTTTGATTTGCGCCAGCATAAATGTTTACAGGTGTTCTTTCTATGGCAATTTCTCTAGGTAAATTCTCCTTAACTGTTCCTTCTTGTTCTAATAAAAATGCACCTGCTTTATCTGCATACCACTCCTCAAATGGAAAATCTCTGCTTTGATAATTATATCCGGGCTCGCCCCTTATCTCTCTAGTAAATAATGCAAAAGACTCATCAGCATAAGCTCTATACAAAGCTTCTCCTTTTTTAAAATCTGCTTCGGTAATCCCAAGAGCTTTTATAGCGTCTTCATCAGTCTCAAAAGTCTGATTTTCTGTACCATAAAATTGCATTCTACCAAGTCCAAGTCTTGCACTCTCAAATTTAAATAATACATGCCCTAATTCATGTGCAAGTGCATAAGTCATAAAAGTACTTTTAGCAGCATTTTGGACAAGTGGGTCTTGAGTTTCTAATTGATTTTCTATAAAAGCAGAATCTGGGTTAAGAACTACAAACGCATATTTAGGCAATCCTGTAAGTGGTCCATCCTGATGCATAACACTCAAAACAGATGCAGGTTGACCCGAAGCTCTGTTCTGGTCCTGCAGATTCCTAACTACCAGATTTAAAGGTGCCCCAGTTTGAGTTTTCATGTCGGTTGGGAAATTAACTTCGTCATCTATACCTAAAACGAACACTTTTGTCGTTACTCCAAAACCTTTCATTTTTTTAGATAACTCACTAATAAAACGTTCACCAGAACTATCAGCTACATCTTTAGTAAATTTTGGGTCTTTAATATCAAAAATATTTGCCATCCCTTGGCTTACTTTTATTTCTCCCAACTCCATGTCTATTGCGTCTGGGTCGGTTTCAAATTTAGTATTAAATACAGGTGTTCCTTTGTACGCTGCGTCTTCTTGCCCTTTAAGTTTTACAGGAGGTTGCGCTAAGATTATTCCTTGTGCTAACTGCGGAAAAATATCCATTAGCATTTTATTACCTAAATCTGTTTGTTCTACAGTTGTGGATACCTCACTTATAGGTGTTCTTTCCATAGGAACTCTACGAGGTTTCTCCATGTTATAAAGAGAAGCTCTTGAACCTGCGCCGTTTAAGACTTCTATATTGTTATCTCTTATAAAGTTGGTTATTGTCGCTGCTGAAGTTCCGGGACTAACAATTAAAAAAGGTCTACCAAGTTCTTCAGCAAACTTAACGGTTAGTTGAGAGCCGCGGCCGAGTGACCCATCTTCTTTAGTCAAAATAATAGTACCGTCAGAATCTTCAACATTTTTTCTAGTTCTTGCTGAGTAATCTGAGGATTCTCCTTCTACTACATTAAACTGAGGCCCTAAAGAAAGACTTACTCCACCTTCTACTTTAAAACCTTTTGGAGCAGTACCACCAGTTTCTAAACCCATCGCTTTTGCCATATAAAGAAAGAACTGGTCAGCACCAAGTTGCCCACCTGATATTATTCTTTTTAATGGTGTTTTTTCATTTAATCTATCTAAAGTACTTTGTTCTGCTGCTGTTAAAGTTTTACCGTCCTGTACTTTTTTCAGTAAAGCCCCCTGTCTTTTTCGATCTTTTCTAGGTTGTTCCTCTTTTTCTATTCTTGAACGCATTTTTTGTTCCTGTTCCGCTGCTTGCGCTTGTTTTTGTAAACTTACAGGGTCTCTTTCTAAAGCTGGATCAAGTGGGGGTGGAGACAACCTAGCACTTTCAAACCTTGCATCCCCTCGTAAACTCACTTCGTTTGGAGTTAAAGGATAACGTTTTTCTTTTTGTGCAGGAGTTCCCGGTAAAACTAAATCTTTAGATTTTGTTACAAAAATTTTCTTACCATTTTTATATTGAGGTACTGCATATTTAATTGGAGGAAATCCAATAGTTTTTTGTGGGGGTTGCGCTCCTAAAGGACCTTGATAATCTAAGTCCTCCCCGACATTTTCTCTCATATCTTGATCTTCACCGAGAGGTTTTTCTAAATCTACTTTGTCGAAATCCCCAAACTCGGTGTTCAACTCATATTGTAAATTGTTGTACTGATACTCTAACTTTGTTAACTGTTTACCAATTGATTTCTGTCGTTTAATTAAACTTTCACGCTCTTTTTCGGATATACCACGATTGTTTATTTGAGTGTTTAAATTTGCATATAGTTGGCTAACCGGCGCTATCTCTGCTTCTAAGTCTGCTAACTCATCCAATCTGCTGGTTAAGCTTTTAATACCCCTTGTAGGTATGGTAAATAACGACTCACTACCACCTTCTTCTATATATCTTTTACGAGCTAGACTATTAGCAAGGGCGTTTATGTCAGATTTATCAACAAATATTCCAGCTGTAGTAGCAAACCCTATTCCACCTAGTTCTTGTTTTACATCTTTTAAGATATCTAAATATTTTTGAAATTCTAAGGAACTTACCTCTCTCGCTACTAGCGATCCAGTTAAAGAAAATTGTTGTAGTTGAAGTGGACTAAGTAATTGTGCAGGTTTATCTGAGGCTATTCTTCTATAAAACATAGGTACGTCTGCTAAATTTTGACCTTCGGTGCTTATGAGTTTTGTTTCATTAGTCATTGGCGAGTAGAGGTCTTCCTTCATAACCACTTCAAACCCATACTTTTTAAGCTCCGCAAAAATTTCGGGCACCATAGTTGCCAAAGCAATGTTATAAGCTCTAGTTCTATTACCTCCTACACTTTCCAAAAGCTCTTCTATACTCATATTAAAATCTTGTTTTATTTGAGGGAAGATTTTTACTGCTTGAGTTAATAAAGTGTATAAATTGACAGCCACATCATTTCCAGCAAAATTAACTTCTTTATCTCCATACCCTAAAGTGGCACCCGCTTCTGCATTTCTAACTCTTATTTTAAAATAAGAACTAGCCTGTGATACTTCACCACCACCTGTTGTAGATAAGAATTTAAAACCTTCTATAACTGCCGTTTCAACTAAATCTAAAGCTTTAGCTTCTACAGTTTGTGGTTCAAAAGTACCAAAAACATAAGCATTGGCATCGTCGGGATCTTGGATAATTGTTAAATCAGGTCCAATATCTGGGTCTGTACCAGCTCGGCTATCTCGTTGCCTAAAGTATTCTCTTAATAAACTTCTACTATACGTCTGCATTCTAGGAGAATTTATATCTGTAATTCCTAACTCTGTTCTTTCTTGTTCAGTAAGAGAGTCAAAATACCTTTGACGTAAATCTATTAACTCTTGGTCTTCAGTAGAAAACTCTCCTGTTTCTTCATTTACTTTTGGTTGGTAAGTTGTTTTTTTATATTTTCTAGCATCAGTTCTTACAACTCCTCCCTTTGTTTTTTTATCTCCACCTTTTTTTAATTTATCTAATCTTCTTTTTTGAGAAAGCGTCAGACCCCCCTCTTTTTCAAGTTTTTTTAATTGTTGTAGTTCCGTTTCAGCACGTAGTAGTACTTCGGGTTGTGCAGTTAATCTAGCGTCTTCTAATTGAGCACCAAATAACCCTCCGCTCTGCTGCTCTGATAACCTTTCAAGAATCTCTTCAATTGGTTCACCTGTTCTTTGCGATTCTTCTTGAGCTACTTTATATATTTCAAAAGGACTTAACCCAGACAAAGCAGCAGAATCTCCTTCATTATCATCAAACGCTTCTGTTACATCTATCTCATCTAAAGATGGCTCATCTTCAAAGTTCATATTATTTATATCTAAGTCAGCTGTCGTAAATACTCTTACGTTAGCTTCCGGATATTTATCTTGGAGTTTAGTTCTTTCTTCTTGTATTTGAAATTGATTAACTTCTTTGGTGGCAATAATACGCCCATCAGCATTAAAAACTTTAATTGTGTGAGTAGCGTTATCTACTACATCGCTAAGTTCTTCACCATCCAAAGCTTCAATTACTGCATCTCTAAACGCTACATTTCTTCTTGTTTTTTCTTCGTTACTTATGACATTTGCGTCGTCAGCCGAAATATTTGCTTGATATAAATTATTAGCTTTTTTCATCGCCTCTGGAGTACCAACTACTACTCCACCTTTATACGGCACAGCTACAGTCCTATCCCCAAAATTTACCTCTGGATACATATCTTGATAAGTCTCAACTTCTGCTTGTGGTAGAAACATAACTTGTTTTGGAGATCCAACTTCAGCTTGGACTGTTTCAATAGTTTTTTCTAAAGCATCAGTATTACCTGCTTCATTTATTATTTGTGCTTGGTAATCGATAGCATCAGCTTTACCTCTTGCCATAGCATCGGTAACTTTACTCATAATTGGGCTTACTGCTCCTCCCACTGCCCCTCGAGCACCTCCAGCAAAAAATCCAGCAAAAGCAGCTTCAGCTAACCTTAACTTAGCTTCTTCATTAGCATACGTAGGGTCAATCGCAAACCTTTGGGCTATACCTAAACCTTCTTGACCTACCTCAGTAACACCTTCAACGGCACCTGATGCAATAAAACCTTTTCCTATCTCTCTGATAGCAGAAGAGAAAATATTTTTTTCTGGTCCAGAATATAAATCTAAAAAGGCTTGTTCTTTTTCAGTTAGTTCTTTTTTATTAATTTTCTTTTGAAAAATAGCGTAAGCCTTTTTTTCATTTTTTGTTAAGTTCTGTACTCCAAAAGTTTGTGCTTTTCTATCTAAAGCAACTAAAGGACTTTTTTTCAAAGAGGCTTTTAAAAAAGCATTAGCAAAAATAGTTTCAGAGGCAGTACCTAATACTGCTTGTGGAATACCTAATAGTGCCGCCTGTGCGGCTTCAGCACGGGTTAACTCTATACCAGATTCTTGAAATTCAGAGGCGGACTGAGAGCTACCTACCACGTATTCTTGACCAAAAGCCCCTGCGATACCCCCACGTTTTGCCCATTTTGCATACCCAAGACCTTCGTGTATTAGTACCGCTTCTTCCGGAGTAAGTTTAAGACCTTTGTCTTTTTTCTTAATTGCCTCTTTTAACAGCAGGTCTAGGGGTTTTTTAGTAAGAGTCCTAGCTCCAAATTTTCCTAACATACCAACACCAGCCCCAGCTAAACCGGAACTAAGTGAACTTAACATCATAGGAGTAAATTGACCTAAAGCTTTTGTTACTTGAGTAAAAAAACCATCAAGAGTAGGTTCTTCAAGGAAATTTTCAAAGGGTTGTATTTGATTTAATAAGTCGCCGGATATAGCATCATAACTTTCTGCAAGCTCTAAATTCTTTTGGGCTGCTTCATCAAAACCAAATAACATTTGGCCGAGTCCCTGAAATCTATCAACATCCCCTGTTAGCTGAGCGCTACCACCACGAACGGCATTAGAAAAAACTTCACCTAAACCTTGAGGGGAGGCATCTATATCTTCTCGTAAAGGAGTTCCAACAGGGGACACGCGTTCCACCTCTTGTCGAAGTAACTCTTTATCAACTCTTTCTTGTTGGTTTGCGGTGTCCTCTGGAATACCAAAAATTGCGTCCGCTAAATTTTTAGCCATTGTTATTGGCTTTGCCCGCGGAATTCGTTTGCTTCTCCAGCGGCAATCAGAATATTAATAAATGAATTAGAAAATCCCTCTTCCCTTAGGTCGTCTATTGTATAAGGTATATCACCAATTCTTATTCCTGTAACTTTACCTTTTGATTTTGTTACTACTGCATCAATATCATTGCCAAATAAATTTAAGTTACCGCCTCTAGCATACCCAAGACTAAATACCTCCCTCCAGAACTCGGGTTGTTGTTCAGCACTAAACCTTTTCATAACCTCAATAAGTTGTTGAGCATAGTCTTGCTTATCTGCAGTTGTTCGTGCTTTTGTTTTTAAATCATTTATTAAAGGACTTATTCCTTTGAAATAGTCTTCATACTGAATTAATGTACTATCTTCGTTTAGTACGGAATCCCTTTTGAGCAGATTCAATTCACTTAATGTTGTTTTATATGGGTCAGAGAACTCAAGATCTGACTGTGCTGCAGTTCTGTTTAAGCGACGATCTTGTTGGATTTGGCTAGCTAAAGAAGTGCCCTGTGTATTTAACATACCAGTTTCTATAAATGTACCTATACTTATATTGGTAAGATAAGGAGTAATAGGAGCATTTTTAGGTAAAGTAGCTAAACTAGATAAAACATATGAACGGACTATAGCTATATCTGCATTTTTTTGAGTCATCTTTCTAAAGTCCCCACCTGCTTTTATTAAAGCCTCTGTTAAAACTTTATTATCTTCTTCAGATATATTAATGCTATTTACTAGTTTAGTTATACCCTCGATATCGTTCTTTTCTATTAATTCAGCAAACTCATCTACTTGTTCCTTAGTGATTACTTCCTTTAATACTTTTTTAGCTTCGGGTGGTACCTCATTACCTAATACTTTACTTTCGTCTATAACTCGCTTGCCATTTTGTTCAATTGTATATTTATTAGTAAAATCTTGTGGGGATAACTCTTTAAAATCTTTTGCAATCACTGGGTTTTTTAACATAATGTTAAGATTGTCAGATGTAGCGAGCTCTCGATAAATTTTATTATTTGTTATATGGATTCTAGATTCCTCAGTACTTAACCCCGGAGGGCCTTTCTTTATTTCACCTAATTTTTTATCTAATACAGTTTTAGTATTATTTACTGCCATTTCACCCAGTAAAGCCACCGCTTCTTTTTTCTGTTCATCATTAAGACTATTCCATTGCTTTTCAGTAAATGCCTCTTCTACATTTTGTAAATCATAATCTTTACCTAAAAATTCTCTACGGCGTCCTGCTTGTGCTTTAGCTTGTCTTTGCCCTCGACCACCTTGAAAAAAACTATCTAACAATTTAACAATATCTTTATCTGGTCGATTAAACCCACCGCCCGATAAATAAGGACCTTTAACACCATCTACTACATAACCTTTAGCAACTTTTAGCTGATTTATGAGTGCTAGCCCCTCAGCATTTCTGCCATCTAAAGAAAACCCAGTTTTGCTAAAATTCTTTGGATTAACTTCAATAACGCGATTTCCGGCTATAAAATTTTGTAATTTTTCATCATAATCGTCACCTTCTACTTGTGACCAAATTTGTGCTAAAGAATCTCCCGTACCTCCAGTTGTTTGTATTTCATCATTGGTTTGTTTGTTTGTTTCAAATTCATCGCTAAGACCCGCTATTGTTTGAATAACAGTTTCTCTAGAAGTCGTTGGGTCATTTATTGTGTTGTAACTATTTAAAACATCATCCATAGTTAAATTTCTACTTGTTATTTGACTCATCATACGTATGCCCTGTTCGGTTCCAGCTGGGGCGGTTCCTAATAATTTTGCTTTTTTAGCATCGTAAATAACATCTAAATCACTACCTCTAACAGTAAAAGCCCCTAAAGACTCTCCACCATCGCTTTGGTTTCGCCCATCCATAGTGACATCGTTTTCTCTAATTGCAAAAGTGCCATCTTCATTAGGCACCATAGTAGTTACTGAAGGATTGTAAACAACCTTACCATCTTCTCCTCGTTGTGCAGAGCTTTTTAAATCACCTAGATTTATTCTTTTAAAATCCGCATTTCCATCTTGTTTTAAGGCATCGTTAAACAAGTCTGGGTAAAATTTATTTAATTGGTCTGAATCTAAAAAAGGCAAAACTCCCTCTGAAAAGGTTAATGTGCCTTGTTGTTTCTTTTTATTACGTTCTGCTGCATAGGTACCAAAATCTCCATAAGCTGCTTCGTTCCAACCAGCTGGTACAACACCAGATTTTTCATACTCTAATATAACCGCATCCGCTTGCCTCTCTCCCTCTAACATGGAGTTTACTTCATTTAAAGATAAGTCCGCGGTTTCTTTTTTACTATAATTTTTCGCAAGAGGATTAAAAAGAAATTCTAGGAATTGACTCCCACTCATATCTTTATTCATGGTAAAAGTGCCATCTTTGTTTTGTATCGCCATTATAATTTTCCGTAGTCAACCATTAGATACCCAGAACCGTGTGTAGTAACTGCTTCTGGTTTCTCATGTATTATCTCTTGTGCAAGGACTCCGTATTTAGGTAAGTCACCTGCGCCTAATTCTATAGCTTCTTTACTCCACTCCCAAGTGTAAACATTGTAGTTACCTTCTTTATGGCTAAACGTAAGATCTTTTTTCAAACGTATGTCGGAGAAAAAGAACATAGCTCCCATAGCTAAACTGCCTAACATATTAGTTTGTGAATTTTTATACGCTACCCTATCTCTTTCATATTGATTTCTTCTTGCTACCGCGTTTTCTGCAGCAGCGCCTAGCCCTTGTAAAGAACTTCTATTTACTCCTTGTCCAATGTTTATTAGGTCACTTAAAACTTTTTGATTTTGATTTAATTGAGCTAATCTAGCCTCATTCAAACCACCTGCTAAATTAACTACTCCACCTCTTTGGAAAGCTCGTTGCCTTTCAGCAGTTAGCGCCTGAGTAGACTCAAACCCAAACCTTTCTCTATTTCTTCTAGCGATATCCTGTGCAATTTGTGATTGTTGCGCTACGTCTTCCGGCACTGCATCTATTAAACTAGTATCAGTTTGCGCTTGTTGCACAAGCTCATCCTCAAAAGGTCGGTAATCACGTAAATATCGATCTTGTTGACGTTGCGTAACCTCAGCAAATATTTTATCAGGGTCTTCTTTCCTTGCCCTAATTGCCGCTATTGCATCTTGAATAACTCTTGGACTACCCATATTCTAACTACCCGGCTTTGTATTCTATACCTTTATTCTTTATATATTGGCCCCCTACTCTACCAATATTACTCTGAATATTTGAAACTCTACTAAGTCTTGCTGTAGCTCTGTTTAAATCTTCCGATCTCGCTAACTTAGCAGCTTTAGCTAGACCACTACCAGCATCTGCTGCTTGCCCTCTAGCTGTCGCTAATACTCCTACTCCTTCATTTGCTGCTACATCTCCGGCTACTACGTTAGCTCGAAGAATATTACCAACAGCCCCCAAAGCTCTATCGGCACTAGTATCAACTCCAGAGACTGTACTTAATCTAAGAGGTCCGCCAGTTGTAGCTTGCATGGTATCAGCCTGCGCACGACCACGAAGAGTTTGGCGCGTATCTTGTGATCTAGATTTATCACGCATACGTAAAAGCAAAGGGTCATAAGTTTGTTCAAAATACTCTTGATCCTCTTTTGCTATACGAGCCTGTGTTTTCTCTACTTCACTTGGCTTGTAGTCTTGTTGTTTTGGTTTTCTACCCATTACAGTTCCTTTTTATATACTGTTGTTACTGCTTTAAATCCATGCGTGTTAGCCGCTCTACTCCATCCAGAACGGTCGGAATGAAACTCCATTCCTGTTATGCTGGTATTTTGTACAAGTCTTTCTAAAAACTCCATCCCAGCTTCCATATTATTATACCCGGGTCTACTATAAGCAACCCAAATATATAAAGTTTTTTCTCCTCCAGCATCATTAATAACTGAAAGGACTAAAAATCCTGAGTAGTAGTCTTTAGTATATGCCATATATAACTCAGAGCTACCCTCTCGTAAAGCTGCATATACGTCTGCAGGTATCCAATCTGCATACGATTTTTGAGTTACACGTTTAAGATCTTTTTCGATATTGCTGTAGGCAGCTTTTATATCCTCTATCGGGATATACTCGAAAACAGTGTCATTAATAGTCCAACTCTTTGCCATATCGTCCATACCTCTTCCTTGGGGATAAACCTGCACCTTTATATTTTACTGTTCTTTTCACACCAATATTACCACCTCTACCTCTTAATTCTGCCTCAGATACCTGAGCTTGAAATAAGTTAAAATAGTCCGCAGCAGCTACTGGGTCTGTCCATTCTTTACTAGGCATTCTCAACAGCCTGTAAACAGCACCATAAATAATGCCGTCTCGATAATCATTACTAAAATTAGTGTCTATACTATTAGTAGTTCTACTAGGTTTTAAAGCTACGTTTAACAATAAACCATTTACATTTTTTGCGTTAGGGACTGGTACTAACCAAAAAGTATCCGGTGTTTTTTGTAAATACACCGTTGGTATACCTGATTTATCTCGCCAATCAGGATAATTTAGCTCTAGACTTCTTGGACTAATTGGGTCTAAATCATTCCCATCATAAGTAGCCCATAATATTTGATGTACATCTGTACCACTTGGTTGGTCAAACTCATACTCATAAATTCCCGATATCGTAGTTATTGGGTCTAAATCATGAGTATAAGCCTTACTTTTTTCACAAAGCTCTATAGTCGCAGAACGTAGTGTAGTTTCTATCAACGAATCAGGACAACCCGGAACGTATGGTAAAACGTCTTTAATTAATGAATCAAAACTAGCCACTTGATACTCCTTGGTCAGGTTGTACAGCTTGTTGAACTACTCCACCTCTAGCTAAACTTGCGGTAAATAATTGATAATAACTACCAGCACGTTGTTGGTTTCCAGCAAACTCGCCATCTTTTAAATAGGCTCTATACAAAACAAAATTAATTAGTGCATTTGCAAAGATATCATCCACTTGTATTAAATCAGTATTTGAACCAATACTAGTAGGATTTTTAGAGTACACAACTTCTACATAAGCATTACCAGAAACTCCAGGGTACACATAAAATACTCTAGGGTCGTCTCCATCAAAAATATAATGTTTAACCTCAGTACCGTGTGTAGCATCACCAGTTACAGTTGGGTCATGCCAATTAGGTTCTGTACTATTTAAAGCATCTTCTGATACCACCCGGATACTTCTACCACCGGTAGCGCTTGCAGAGGTGCTTGCAACATTCCTTACTAATTTTACAAGCCTTAGTCCATCAGCTGGTATGGTTTGTTCCGTACCAGTAACTAACTGTACATTAGAATGTGTGGCAGTAGCATCAGGACGAATATTAGCAACCTCTCTCTGTGCATCACTTAAATAATCAAATAGTTCACCGTCGGTCCAACGCACACTAGTATTATCCTGAAGTACATTACGTACCCTGGATAATATGTGTTGTGCTTGTAACGTACCAGCCATCTATTTTTCTTCTTCTTTTTTCTCTGTTTTTTTAACGAGTTTTGGCTTTGCTTTAGGTTCAGGCTTAGGCTCTTCTCTTACTTCTTTAGCCCCAGCTTGTATACAAGCATATCCAATGTACTCTGGGAATTCTCTTGCTTCTCCTGCGTATAAACGAACAGCATCACCAGTTTTTAGTGATACATATAAATCTGTTTTTGAGATAACTTTCATAGTTTTTCTTTCCATTTAAAACTCCTGTTTAGTAGAAAGAGGTGGTCCGAAGACCACCCCAATCTTAATTAAAATGCGCAATCTACTCTGATTACACCAAAGTCTTCATTCTGACCAGAAATGTCAGAGTTGTAGACTGGTTTTTTAAGACCCATGATCTTACCGATAGAAATACCGTTTTGGTTTCCATAGTCGAAAGTATCTTCAACTATTTCAGGCAAACCGATATCTGCCATAGCAAGAGCTTGAGCTCCACAGAATAGGTTAGCAGCGAAGTCAACATCACTACCAGATCCACCTTTCTGAGTACCTGAGGTACCTTGAGAAGTGTTTGGTACGTGCCTGAATTCGTGAACCATAACGCCGTCAACCATTAAGCTAGAAGATCCAGCAAATAGTTCGTTGTTTGGTCCTCTGATACCAGCGCTTCTTACGTTTGATAAGAAGTCAGAATCTAGTTTCAGATCAGCCATTACTTGTGGAGTAACAAAAAGATGATACATCTCTTCATTACCATTTCCTCTCATACCTCTAATGTATTGGTCTTTAGCAAATGCTTTCAACTCAACAATAGTGCTGTAAGACATTTTGTCAGCAGCAACTAAAGCAGAAGTGTCACCAGCAACTAAACCATTAGTTGCGTCTACTCTTCTGTGTCTGTTAGAAGTAGGAGCAGTTACATCACCATTAAAGGCAAGGTCAGACAAGTTAGCACCTGAACCTAGTACTGGTCTAGTCGCAGCAGAACCACCGATGTTGTTGTTCTTTCTGTTGTAGTCAATACCAGCCAAAGTCAAAAATGCAACTTGGTCTAGTCTGTCCGCCATTGCGTATGCAAGTGCGTCTCTTGAGTGCTCACGGAAGTTGACAACAGATTTTTGATCCGCTAAACGACCAGATAGTCTGTTCGCAAATCTTAATTGATCTAATTGTACAACGATGTCGAATGCTCTTAGTGCCTCTTCATTACCTTCGAGAGTGTTATCACCAACGATACCATCACCAGTCATGTCAGCTAAAAGTGTTAATACAGCTCTAGCTCCTTTTTCTGATTGAGTAAGTTCATTTATTCTCTGAACCATAGCGTTGGGTCCACTACCCGCGAATTGGTTAATGAAGGACATGTTTCGAGCGACTCTCCAAAAATCACGAGACCAGATAGTAAGCTGTTCACTGGTCAACGCGCTGAAATTTGTATTAGCCATTAGGCCCTCCAAATAAAAATTAATAAAATAACCAATCGCTATTTGGGGCGATATCCCGTATACCCTTTATCGTTGGGATACGATACCGTAGGTTTTACGAGCACGACCTCGAACAGTTAACGTCGTTGTAGACGAAAAAACGATTTTTATACTGAACGACCAGTTGTTGGATATCGTTCCAACCGACGAATTCTTTAATACTATACTACTATTTAGTCAAAGTCACCACGCATTCTGCGTAAAGTTTCTTCTGGTAGTGCCCCAAACTCATCATCTGAAAGAGTATTTATATCTACTACTTTCTTATTTTGAGTAGATTCACCCTTCATTTGAGGTGGTTGTGACTGTGAAGCTTCTACTTTTTTCTTGACTGTAGCTTTTGCTTTTTTCTCTTGTACAGCTTGACTAAGTTTAGGAGCAGGGTCTGCTGCTTCTGAACCATCACCTTGTAATAACTCAGGTTTTTTACTTAAAAGAGTTACTTCAGTAGCTTTTGCTAAAGAGTCAGCAGCTCCATATCCTTGATATATAAAAGCATCTCGTAATTCCATAACTTCATTAGTTAATTTTTCATCATAAGACTTACTTTTTTCATTAAATATAGGAAACACATCCATTATTTCAGTAGCCTTTTGGTTTAACTCATGTAGTTCACGATCTTGTTGTACAGTTTGACCCATTTTATTTTGCATTTCGGACATAACCTGTTCTCTTTCAGCAGTTCTTATCTCGTTTCTTAACAAAGCAGCTTTATCAGTCTCGCCCTCTAAAACTAAATCTTGATACTCTTTTTCTTTTGAAACAAAGTCATATTCAGGAGCAGCATCCTCAGCAGGTTTTTCCTCCATGTCTTGAAGTCTTTTTTGCATTTCTTTATTTTTTGCAAGTACTTCGTCAAGACGGGACTTAGGCACCATAGGTGCTTTTGGTTCTTCTACCTGTTCATCTTCCTCCACTGCTTCCACAGGTTGCTCATCATCTGTTGGTACTGGATCTTCGCTTGCTTCAACTGGTTGTTCTTCTGTTGCTTCAGTTGTTGTTTCTTCAACTTGCTCCTCTGCAACTTCTTCTGTTGTTTCTTCTGCAACAGGTTCTGTTTCTGTTGTTTCTTCTTCTTGAGTTTCTTCAACGGTTTCCTCCTTGGGTTCGTCTTCAAAGTTCATATCTACTTGAAAAGGTTGTACATCCTCTTCAGTTTTTGCATCAGCACCGGGCATGCCCTCAAATACTAATTCTTCTGTTTTTTTATCTTCAGCCATTATCTACCTCCTGATTTCATAGCTTCAACAGCAACTTTAGAAGCTGCTTGGGTTTGGGTTTGGTCTTTCCTCATATCATTTGTTAATGCAGATAACTGCTGACGTAAGGCAAGTTCTTGTTGTTTCATCTCCATCTTAGACTGTATCTCAGCCACTTTAACTTGTGGGTCTGCAACAGTGCCTTGAGCTTTTGCCATATTGAGTTGAGATTGAGATTGTAAATTCTGTACTTCGGCTTCCATTTTAGCAATTTCAAGTTGAATTTTTTGTATTTCAGCTTGTGCTTGGAAAGCTTGTATTTGAGCCTGTTCTTCTGTCATTGGTTCCATCCCTTGCATTTGACGTATACGTTGTGCAACTTCGCCTTTCTTAGCTAAGTGTGAGTAATCTACAATTAAGTCGTCTGGTATTGGTACACCAACCTGCCTTAAAGAGATTGCTTCAGCAAACTGTACTTCGTCGTAATTATCTCTAGCCGGCATAGTACCGACCACCACTTTATATTCACCTAAAGTTAAATCATTAATAACATCCCCTTCAGGAGTAACTTGGTTTACTACAATAGGTACTTCCGGCTTCATCGGATCGTTTTCATCTGTAATCTGTATTAATCTTTCCTCTGTGTAATAAGCCTGAATTAAACGCAACACGTGTTCAGCTAGATATTGTCTAGTCTTTTGTAGATTGTCTAATGGTACTTGAATCATTAGAACACCACGGTTTTGTTTTTGTTGTATTGCAACTCCAGATACTTCTGGAGAGTCTGTACCTAACATGGCGTCACTAATACCACTAATTGTTTTTATATTAGTAGCAGCTTTTTGACCTAATCTGTCTAGGCCGGTGGGAATCTGATTTGGTGGTATCTTCGCAGGGGGAGATGAGCCACGATTATACTCTAATACTAAACCAGTTTCCGCACCGTGTTCTTCTAAATCGTCAGCAGTCATACCATTTAATGACCCTGTTTCTACAATCCAACCACTGTTAGCTGTAGTGTTTACGATATGTAATTCTTGTGAACTTATCTTGTTCAACTGTTCTTGTGGAGATATTAAGTTTCTTACCATACCAAATGGTCTACCTCTTCTCCAATAAGGAAAGTATGGGACAATTGTGAAACACTCATAAGGGGACCAGTCATCGTGTAATACAACTTTATCTGCTGTCACAGTCCAACGTACTTTACGGTCTAGTCTAGTCATTATCTCTAAACCATATTCATCTGCAAATTTCTTTTTCTTTCTTTCGCCCCAGTTACCGGGTACTTGTCGCATATCACCAGTAACAGAATCAACATAATAAGTACATTCTTTGAGTTGGTAATACTGCCTTTCGATTACTCGAACTGCTCGCATTTGTCTATTCTCTTCTGGGTTAGTAGTAGAGGATTGATTGTACTCTACACCAGTATACGTATCACCGTAACGCGTTTCTTCATATTCTACGGAGTCTTGTCCCATGGTATTACCATATTCTGCTGCTACTCTTAGTTTATCCGCAGCGTCTTGTCCGTATTGTTCTTCTACTTCATCAAGACTCATCCACTTGGTTTCAAATATCTCATTCCATGTTTTAGGATCATACTCCTTGGCGTCAGGGTCAATCAGAATATCTAACGGATCCTTGGTACTTATACGCACTTCTCCTTGGATATGATCCGTGAAATCTATTCTTACATCAAAATAACCTCGGTCTTGAATAAGACCATCAGCAAAAACTGTAGACTCTAACCAGTCTAATTTATTAGTATCAGCTATGTGTATGTATAGTTTATTTAATACATCCGCAAGTTCCTGAGTACCATTACCCTTCGGTTTAAAATTAACATCTGCTCTTCGAGTGCTTTGCTCACCAAGCACAGTATTAATTGTTGGTAATATAGTATTAATGGTAAGAGCTGGACGCCCTTCGTCATCTAGTATTGCAACATCAGCTGGATCCCATTGATTACCACGATAAAAAGCATCACATTTTTTTGCAGTTTCTATATATTCTAAGTGACCATTATCACGCGCACGTTCGTAACGCTCAAACTGATTAGTTGCTATAGAATGCTCTTCTTCTGTACTTAACTTTTTCTTCTTCTTGCTGTAATTCATTAAGAACTCATAGCTGATTTATGTTTATCACCCTTGACTAGATACTTAAGCTTGTCTCGCCAAGATGGTTCATGTTCTATCTTCTCTACAAAAGTAGCGAATTCTGTCATCATCAATCCTATCCATGCTAACGCATCCACTTGGTCATCATGTACCCCGTTTGGAAAACGCAAAAGTTCCGCAATAAGCGGACCAACCCATACCGGATCTTTCGGAAAGTATACCATGCCTTGTTGCATTCTACCTTGTATTGCTCTAGCTCTCGCTTCCTTATCTCGTCTACCTACTTTTAAATCTTTAAAGTAAGCTTCATTAAGTCCACGTTCTCGAACACGTTTTTGTAGAAACGGACCTAAAGCCATCTCTATGTGACCTTTCTCGATGCCCACCACATGTGGTCGCCACGTCTCGAAGAGATCCAGTATTTGTTCAACAAGTTCAAAACCGTCGTACTTCCCTCTTATGCAATCCACTACGTATAAATTATCATATTCATCAACGCCAACAACTACTCCTACAGAGTAGTCATTACGTTCTCGTTGACCAATCGCCAAATCCCATGCGCAATAGAAGCGTAATCTGTCAAAGTCTACTTCATTTTCGTCGTAATACCTAATCATTTCTCGATTAAAGTACTCACCTTCGTCCGATACTGGGTTCTGTTGATACAACGCTGACCAGTCTCTCGGACCTACCGCTTTTTGAATCTGGGTCAGAGCTTCTGCGCTGTACCTCTCTGGGTGAAGCGCGTCGCCCTTTTCTCTAAACTCCTCGTCCTTCTCGGCGATGGCTGGATACTTAACAACTTCCCACTGATCCGCGCCCGCGGCTGCCGCTTGTAATAACCTACCAGCTAAATCGTCATCGTGCCATCTGGTAAGAATTACGAGTACACCACCTCCAGGGGCCAGTCGTGTATAAGCAGTAGATGTATACCAATCCCAGACCGCATCCCGATTGTACTCGGATTCTGCGTCCTCTCTGTTTTTGACTGGGTCATCGATGACGAGTACGTGCGCTCCTTTACCAGTAATACCACCACCAACACCCGCTGCTACATAACCACCGCCCTTGGTTGTATTCCATGATTCTACGGACTGCGAACTAGGGTCAAGCGATACACCAGAAAAGACATTCTTAAAATTAGGTTCTCTCAGTTGATGACGAACCTTACGACTAAAGTTCATGGCCAACGATCCAGAGTACGAACAACTGATAAACTCATGTTCAGGGTTCTTACCCAAATGCCAAGCTGGAAACGCAACAGAAGCCAAAGTAGATTTACCGTGTCGTGGTGGCATAAACAACATAAGTCTGGGTGACTTCTTGTCATTTACATCTTGGCTGAACTGTTCCAACCGTAGACATATGTCCTTGTGTACCCAACCCGGAACGTAGTCTGGATTGAAACGTTCAACAAACGGTAACAAATGTTTACGTGACAAAGCACGTAATGCAAGTTCTTTTTGGGCTTTTAATTGTTCAGTTTCTTCTGGAGTTGGTTCTTCTGGAGTTTCTTCAATTACAGGTTCTTCAACTCTTTCTGCTTCGTCCGCTTTGCAGTACACGCAGATCTGATCGTCGCTCGGGTACAACGTATCTGGATGCAACGCTTTACACGTCAGGCATTCAATCTTTTTTATTTCCATCCTTTTTAGGCATGAGATATTGGTTATCAGTTCCCGCTATCTTGAGTAATTCAGAATCTGGTAGTTTTTCTAGTTGTTCTACAGTTCTATCCAGATTGATGTTGATTTGTGTAGCATGCTCTGGAGCAAATAGACCGTGGAGCTTGCACAATGAATCGGTGATAACTTTCTCTTCTGTCGCTGTTACAGATTTACGGTGCGCTTCCAAGTACATGCTTGTCGCTGTTTGTTTATCAAACTTAATCTCTTCTTTAAATTCTTCGCGCATCTTAGCAAGCATTTTTTGTACGGCTGGCTTCTTAAATACTTTGTAAACATGCTCATTATCCCTATATCCAGCCGCGCGTCCCGCTGCAGCTTTTGACATGCCACGGAGATGAAAAAGAATGAGGCGTTCTTCTTGAACACTTAGCTCATTGAGTTTGACATCGACATAGGGATAATGAGACTGAAGCTCGGCCCTTTCTTGTTCAAAATTTTGGTCTTTATCAGTCATTTTCTTTGGATTCTACTATATTTTTAGCCCACCAATAAAGCTCATCTTCTTTTAACGTATGCTTCAACATGTTTGCTCTACTACAAACTAGCTGAATATTGGTGATTACATACTTAGTATCTGGATCTATTCGGTCGATAGAAGCATTCAAATCTCGGTTACCACTACCATCTTTATGGTATGTCATGAATAAACCGGTCAATGCACACTTACCTTCTTGTTTTTCCCACAACTCCAAAACATCTTCTAATTCAATATCCCACTCAACTTTTGACTTTTTCTTCTTAGTTCTGGCGTGTTTAAGTTGGCCAAACAGACGAGTCAAATAATTCTGAGGTGTGGCGCTAGCATTCTTTTGCCGTAGCGCATAAGAACAAGGTTTACATTTTTTAGAATGAACTGTACCGCGGTCATTTTTTACCGCAAATTCTTCTAAAGGCAACTCTTTCTTGCAAGAAGTACATTTCCTCGTACTCATGCTTGCTCACTGTAGCACAAATTTTTGCTAGAAAATTTTTTTAATAAAATTTTTTTCTTTATCGCTCACACAGGGTCCTACTATCATCTATCACTGCCAGCCCCTTCCCCGATTCCGGTTTTGGAACCTTGTTTCTAGTTTTTCGGAGTTGGAACCTTGTCAGGTACCTAGTTGTTGACCTTGCGCTTACCAGCGCTGCGGTTGGTAGCCTAGCTTAAGTGGAGTGTAAATAAAGGAGAATATTATCATGATACAATTTGGAAACATCTTCGCCGATGACAACATCGCCGGTCCAATCTTCGGAGAAGAGTACGAAACCCAACTGCTTAACGCAGTTAAATCTCTTCAATACCGAAGAGAGTTTGGACGCGGCGTTGCTTGGTTCGGCAAAGATATAAACTACATCTACAGCGGACGCTCGCACTACTCCAATCAGTGGCCTGATTGGTTAGCACCAATCGTCAACCACTTCGGCTACCATGTCGATTACAACGAACTAAGCAATGAGTGGAATCATTGCTTAGTTAATCACTACGCTCCCCACGAGCGTCTCGGTTGGCACCAAGACGACGAAGACTGCCTCGAAGGTAGCCTTCTATCAATCTCCCTCGGGGGGACTGGCGAGTTTAGTTACACCACCAATCGTAAGCTTTTCGGCAATACGATTTGTCTCTCTCACGGAGACTACATCATTGCCGATGGCGATTGGTGGCGCACTAACTACCACACCGCTAAGAACTGGAGCGAAGACCGCTTCAATCTTACCTTCAGGCGAGTCAAGTAATGACTCGCCTAAGGGCGAACAAACCACCCACCTAACAAGGACATGGCTAAAGCCATGGCATCAGGTGTTGGCTACAACGCTCGCGCGTTGCACCACAACTTTGAGCGCATGCATTTGTTTTAGACTAACCTCCAGCAAAAATTAAACTGCAATGCACAGCATTGTCGGGTTCGCCGCAGGCGACCGCGCGATTGCGCTACCCTCAGTTTAATTTGTAGCTTACGGTTAGTACTATCATGCGCTTACTCTGTTCGCGTCACTACTGACGCTCACTTTCACTCGGACGCTCCGCGTCCTTCGTGGAGAGCCGAACACGTTCGGCTTTTAAAATCTAGTTTAAATGGAGTGTAATTAATTATCATTTTATGGAGATTATTATGTTTATTTTTACAACTCAGTTTGGAGAAGAATACATCTGTGAGTGTATTGTTTCTCAGTATCGCGAGAGCGGTGCATTTGCTCTTCAGTTAGTTGGCGCTGAAGACTCGCCTTATGAAGGTGAACCCATAGCCATGGCTACAGTAAACCTACCACACCTAAATGTAGGTCTTACTGACGGTGAACGAGTCCTCACCTTCATAAAGGACTGGTCAGAAAACCAAGGCATCTTGGACCAGCTTGTCGAACAAAATATGGTTCGTCGAGTCTGTCAACAAGGACAACCTGTTAGAGTCCCAACAGGGTATGTCCAAGCTGACTTGGTTGAAGTTATCTGCCCTACCATGGTCGATGACTTCAAGGAACTATCATCTAGGTAGTTCCTCGTTGGCGGATAGTCACAGCTATTCGCCGGCTCGGCGCTCCGCGCCTCGCGGCAAAGAAATCTAGTTTAAGGTAAGTAAATATAAAGGAGATTATTATGAAAAAATGTGATTTATGTAGTGTTGAAGTGATTAATGGAGAAGAAATTTGTATTGGTCCCGCCGAACATATATGTGAAGATATTGTTGTTTGTATGGATTGTATAGATGATATGGGTATTGATAAATGTATTCGCATAGCCGAAGAAAGTAGGGTATGGGATGAAGAGTAAGGAGTATGTAATGAAGAATATAAGTTATAGAAAAAAGAAACAGATAGCTAATGAGTTATATCTTTACAGGTATCTGATGTTTTTTGTTTTGGGTTTTTGTATTGGCTATTTTATAGGTTAATCTCCCTTGGGGCGGAACGATATAGTTTCGCCCCTCAAAAATTTCAAGTCACTAATCAGGGTGTGCGTGGTGTGCGTGGTGTGCCTAACTACTATCATGTGTGCGGTCGGAGTGTGCCCACCTACTATCATCTTTTTGTTGGGGACCCCCCACCCCAACGAGCTCGCGCTTACCAGCGCTCGCGGATCTTCGCTCCTTACCAGTCGCTCAGTAGGGAAATCGGAGATTTCCAAATCT